GGGGTAGGTAAGGGGGTAGGTGCTATAAGGGTAAATTTTGCCTCTAATCGGCCTATTTAAACCCGCTGACGTTAGGAAGCGTTTTGTACAAAAGATGACGTTTATTATTTATACTTCTCTAAGCACCCAATTATTTCCCCTAATGTAGGAAAACATGCCTAAAGTAGCTTTAAACACCATTGGAAGTCGATATGGCTCCATTGACGCACTAAACGATAACTTCGACACCATTGAGACAGCGTTTGATAATACGCTTTCTCGGGATGGCACCGGCCCCAACTTCATGCTAACACCTTTAGACATGAACGGGTACGGCATTGTGAACGTATCCTCCCTCACAGTGAACGGTGTAGACTACTTGGTACAACTTGCGGCTGACTATACAACCTATAGTACAGCTATGCAAACCATTTATAACAACTATCTATCAATTACTCAAAAAGTAACTGTCAGCACTTCCTCTCCTACAGGTGGGGCAGATGGCGACATTTGGTTTAAAGTAAGCTCTTAAAGGAACATTATGTCCGCTCTTTCAGATTATTCCGAGAAACTCCTTCTTGACTGGCTAATGACCACTGGCTCGGCTACCCGGCCCACAGCTTGGTACGTAGCCCTCTACACTGCTGCTCCTTCAGACAGCGGTGGCGGCACTGAGGTATCTGGCAACGGCTACAGCCGTCAATCGGTGGCTTTTGATGCAGCTTCTAGCCCCGGTGGTACTACTAGTAACACGGGTGCAGTGAGCTTTACGGCTTCTGGTGGCTCTTGGGGCACCATTAGCCACATCGGTATTTTTGACAACTCTTCAGGTGGCAACCTACTATGGCATGGCGGTCTAACGGCTTCCAAGACCATTGGTGATGGTGACACCCTAGAGTTTGCAATTGGTAACATTGACCTAACTGTTGCATAATGGCTGTTGCTGGCTACCGCATTACGGAAGGCAGCGATAGTCGCCTTCTTGAAAACGGAGACACTCGTGTCACAGAGGGCTTCCAAACTGGTGAAGCCGCGCTGTCTGCCAGCAGTGGATTTGATTTTCTTGCAACTGCACGGGTAAGTGCAAATCTTGTTTTAACAAGTGGTTCTACACTAGCAGCAGCGGGTGATGTAACCCGTTATGGCGCTAGTATGGTGGCAAACAACAGCACCATCACTGCAATGGGTGCTCGTACTACAGCAGGAGAGGGAGCGTTGTCTGCTGCAGGTGCAATGGTTGCATTCCCTCATCTTGTGCTTAAAGGTGAAAGCGCACTAAGTGGTGCAGGAACTATTAGTCCTAACGGTATAGTTAAAAAGTTTGTATCTGTTGTTAGTGGGCAAGCCATCTTTACTCGTATTACTGAGGGTGAAGATACGCGCATCACTGAGGCTGGAGACACCCGCATTACAAACGCAGTTCCAACTAATGAAATTATAGGTTCAATAGTTGCAAATGACACTTACATTCCGTTTAGCAGCACTGCCTATTATAAAACAGGTGGTGTTTGGAAACAAACAGATGTTGATGCAAAATATAATGGCAACTGGGACGCTTTACAAGCTGTCTATAAGAAAATTTCAGGTAACTGGAAAAGGATTTACTAATGGCTAACATTAAAATTTCGGACTTAACGGCTGCAGCAGCAGCGTCAGGTACGCAAGAGTTTGAGGTGAATGACTCTCTTACTAGTAAGAAAGTTACTGGCGCTCAAATTCTTTCTTACGTACAAGGAAACACAACCCCAGCATCTATTGGTGCTGTGTCAACTGCAGATACCATTGCAGTAGCTAAAGGTGGTACAGGTGCTACAGATGCACCAACTGCTCGTACTAACTTAGGTTTAGCCATTGGTACAGATGTTCTTGCTCCTAACGGTTCTGGTGCATCACTTACCAACCTTAATGCCTCTAACCTTGCTACAGGTACGGTAGGCACTGCACGGCTCGGTTCAGGCACCGCAAACAGCACAACGTACTTACGTGGTGATCAAACTTGGGCGACAGTGACCGCAGGCATCGCGGCGCAGAACTGTAGCTATACAGGTTCTCTCGTTGAGACAGCCGCAGCATCTATTGGCTTCAGTGGAACTTTTGATTTGGGGTCAAACCGCGTTGCAACAGGATTTCGTAGTGGTTCTATTTGCTGTGTCGCACGGCTATGGCTTCGCGGTTACAACATTAAAAATACCGCTTAAAGGAGCATCATCATGAGTTTTTTTACCCACGACCAAGCGGTTAAAGCAATTACGTTTTTGTATCCACATTTAAAAAGTCACTGGGACTACCGCTGTCTAATGGAGATAGCTGACACCCCAAAGTTTATCCCACTTAGTGATGCATGGATTGAAGGGTGGACAGCGGAAGGTATTGAACAGCCTTCCATTGAGTACCTCAAACAAGTGTACGCGGATAACAATCTAGATAACTGGGATGACGTTACCCAGCAACCCTCCATACAGGGAGCGCAGACGCTGTGATCCTTACCGTTGCTCCTCGCTTCACCGTCACCCAAGACGGCACCACGTTAAACGTGTACCACGCCAATAAAGGCGAGGGATTGCCGCGCCATAACCATACGTATTCGCACTTGACCATGTGCCACGCTGGTAGTTGCATTGTGCGAAAAGAGGGCCGGGAACTGGTAATGACCAAAGACACGCAACCAGTAAATTTGCTAGGCGGTGAGTGGCATGAAATAGAAGCATTAGAGGACGAAACAGTGTTTGTAAACGTCTTTGCTGAAGGTAAATACTAACATGAAAGAAGACGTATCTCATGCAGAAATCTACGCTCGACTCATTGCAGTTGAGCATAAAGTAGATGCCATTAATCAACAAACTAAAGATGTTGTTGAGGCATTTAATGCTGCACGAGGTGCGTTTGCTGCTTTAGAGTTTCTTGCCAAAATTGCTAAACCTTTACTGTGGATTGCAGCTTTGGTTGCAGCAGTTGGCGCTTTTTGGTCTAACTACAAGCCATAATGGATCCAATTACAGCCGCAGCTACCGCTTTTGCAGCAGCACAAACGGCTGTAGCTACAATTAAAAAAGCCCAAGCTTTAGGCAAAGACATTTCTAGCATCATTGGAGAGTTTGGTAAATTCTTTGATGCTAAAGATGTAGTGCAAAAAGCTGCTAATGATTTAGGTAAAAAGGGCCAGTCTGATACTAGTAAAGCGCTGGAAATCGTAATGCATGCAGAAGCATTGCGTCAATCGGAAGAGGAATTAAAGCATTTATTAATGTACGGTTATGGACAAGCAGGATTGTGGGAACAACTTCTTCTTGAGCGCAGTAAGATTCGACAAGTTAAAGAACGCGAAGCACGAGAACTAGAACGCAAACGTAAAAAAATTGCCAAACAACGTGTAGATTGGGCAATAGGTATTTCAGTGTTTATTACACTTGCTGCTGTAGCAATTACATTACTAGTAGCGATTACATCAATTGTTAACGGAAGAGGTAGTGCATGGATTGGTTAAAACAAATTGCACCGACAATTGCAACTGCACTAGGTGGGCCTCTTGCAGGACTTGCTGTTTCTGCCATTGCTAAAGCAGTTGGTGTAGAAGAAGACAAAGTAAACGATTTAATTTCCAGCAACAAAATGACACCTGAGCAAATTGCACAGGTTAAGATTGCAGAGATTGAACTTAAAAAACAAGAAAATGAATTGGGCCTCAACTTTGAGGCTCTTGCTGTTGATGATCGGAAGTCTGCCCGTGAGATGCAAGCAGCTACCCGTTCCATCGTACCTCCTGCACTAGCAGGTGCCATTACGCTTGGTTTTTTTGGTATTCTTAGCATGCTGTTGTTTGGGCAAGTAGATGGCAACAACCCTACTATTCTTATGATGCTGGGTTCCTTATCTACGGCTTGGACAGGCATTATTGCTTACTATTTTGGTTCTTCTGCTGGTTCACAAGCTAAGACAGAAATGCTTTCTAAACCCAACAAATGACACAACTATCCCGAAACTTTACTCTAGCAGAACTGTGCAAATCAGAAGTTGCCATTCGTCGCAATATTAATAATACGCCTTCTGAAAAAGTAATTGCTAACTTAGAAACTCTTGTTGCTAACGTATTACAACCACTACGCGACAAGTTTGGGCCAGTAACCATTACAAGTGGATACAGAAGTCCCGCAGTAAACACTGCTGTGGGAGGTAGCCCTGTAAGCGATCACTGCCTTGGCATGGCAGCAGACATTGAAATATCAGGTATTGACAACAAAGTGTTGGCTGAGTACATCCGCGACAACTTTAAGTTTACACAACTTATTCTAGAGTTTTACACAGACGATGTACCTGACAGTGGTTGGGTGCATGTCTCGTATGATGAAAAAGATTTAAAGTGCAACGTTCTTCGTGCCGTTAAAGAAAACGGTAAAACTGTTTATCACAAAGGAATTTAATATGCCAATGGCTAAAGGTAAATCTCAAAAAGTTATTAGTAAGAACATTAAAGAAGAAATGAAGAAGGGCAAACCTCAAAAACAAGCTATTGCCATTGCACTAAGCAAAGCTGGTAAGTCGCTGCCTGAGCGTGGTGAGCGCACTGCTAAACACATGGCTAACAAAGCAAAGAAAAAATGAAGCTAGTTTATGTAGTGTGGGAAGACGCTACAGAGCTAGATGTAACAGCATGGTCAGAGCATGAAGAGGATTTTGAGTATACCCCTGTACATTGTAAGCAAGTAGGGTTTCTTCTGTATGATGGGCCAGAGGGCATTGTTGTTACTAATGGTGTGATTGAAGACGGCACTGTAGCTCGTCGTAACCAAATACCTCGCGGTATGATTAGGAGAATTGAATGGTTGACCGAACCAAATTCCTCGACGGAAGTGGCAAGCGAGTAATTTTACAACTCTTTAAAGAGTTTGCCCGTGTAGATGTTAAATTTAAACCTGTTTATACACTACAACATTGGAAAGAAGTATTTCTAGAATGCCGTGATCCTTCCGAATACAGTGCTGCTATGGCACTGCTAGGCGATTGGGATCACTGGCTAGAAGTACGTAACCATCCCGTCATTAAACCGCACATCGACAAGTGGCACTCCGAACTAGAAGTTAAGCTACGTTCAGAAGCCATTCAGCAAATGAAGTCACACGCTAAACAACCCGGAGGCACTGCCGCAGCTAAATGGTTGGCAGACAAAGGGTATGCTCAGGAAGGGGCCAAAAAGCCCGTAGGACGGCCTAAAAAGGAAGAAGAGGTACTACCCCCTTCTGCAGGTCGAATTGCAGGTGATATGGCTCGTTTAGGTATTGTTGTAGGGGGTAAAAAGTAATGCCGTACATGACTAACGGAAAACGTGATTATAAGAAACAATACGAAAAGTATGACGGCAAAGACGATGTAAAGAAAGATCGTGCCAAACGTAATGGTGCTCGACGCATGCTGGAACGTGAAGGCCGAGTGTCTAAAGGAGATGGTAATGATGTTGACCATAAAACACCACTTAGCAAAGGTGGCAGCAACGCTAAGAAAAATCTTCGTGTACGTCCGTCAACTGCTAACAAAAGTTTTTCGCGCACTAAAACGGGGAAAATGAAATGACAAAGAAACCAGCCAAATCTAAAGTAAACGCCGCTGGTGTCTATACTAAACCCACTATGCGTAAAGCTTTGTTTGAGCGTATTAAAGCAGGTAGTAAGGGTGGTGACCCCGGTGAGTGGTCAGCTCGTAAAGCACAACTACTAGCCAAAGAATATAAAGCCAAAGGTGGAGGTTATAAATCGTGAGTAAAACCGCAAAACATTACCTACCTAACGGTAAAGAGTACACAGGCCCGATGCACAAGATGGGCAATCAACTGCACACAGGTGCGAAGCATTCTGAAAAAAGTCAGAAGCTGAGTCATACCCCACCTAAGAAAAAGAAATGAAGAATCCACAGCAATCGTTAAAAGAGTGGACAGCACAGAAGTGGCGCACATCAGATGGTAAGCCTTCAAAAGGCAAAAAACGCTACTTGCCAGATGCTGCGTGGAGTGCACTATCTCCTGCTGAAAAGGCTGCTACTAATAAGGCTAAGGCCAAGGGTAATGCTAAAGGCAAACAGTTTGTAGCACAACCCAAAAAGATTGCTTCTAAAACAGCTAAATATAGGTAACATTATGGCTAAAGATCCTCGACTAGAACGTGCTGGTGTAGCTGGTTTTAACAAACCCAAACGTACACCTAGCCATCCAACCAAATCCCACGTAGTAGTTGCCAAGCAGGGCGACCAAGTAAAGACCATTCGTTTTGGTCAGCAAGGTGTGTCAGGTAGCCCTAAGAAAGAAGGCGAATCAGAGAGCTATCGCAAGCGTCGTGAGTCTTTTAAAGCACGGCATGCTGGCAACATCTCTAAGGGTAAAATGTCAGCAGCATACTGGGCTGATAAAGTTAAGTGGTAATGTCTGAAAAAGAACTTGTAAAACAGGCTGCGGAAGCAGACCTGTTGACTTTTATTAAGCTTGTTGCACCACATCGTGTACTTGGTGCAGTGCACGAAGAGTTATGTGCTTGGTGGCAGCGACAAGATGCTAAAGATAACCAACTAGTGCTACTCCCACGGGATCATCAGAAGTCAGCAATGATTGCTTACCGTGTGGCACACCACATTACCAAGCATCCAGAAGCTACTGTATTGTATGTCTCAGCTACAGCTAACTTAGCAGAAAAACAACTTAAAGCTGTTAAAGACATTCTACTATCAGACATCTATCGGTTTTATTGGCCTGAAATGGTTAATGAACTTGAAGGCAAGCGTGAACGTTGGGCAGTTGATGAGATTAGTGTAGATCATCCCAAACGTAAAGCAGAAGGCATTCGTGATGCAACTATCAAAGCAGCAGGTATCACTGCTAACGTAACCGGGCTACACTGCTCGGTTGCTGTGCTTGATGACGTTGTTGTGCCTGACAACGCTTACACGCAACTAGGTCGTGAACAAGTAAGAGCGTTCTACTCACAACTTTCCTCCATTGAATCTACGGGTGCTAAAGAGTGGGCTGTAGGTACTCGTTACCATCCCGGCGACTTGTACAAAGACATGATGGAAATGAAAGAAAGTTACTTTGACGAAGTAACTGACGACGAAGTAGAACTTGACGTTTATGAGGTGTTTGAGCGTACAGTAGAAACAAACGGTGAATTCTTGTGGCCTAAACAACGGCGCACTGATGGTAAGACATTCGGTTTTGATGCTAAGGAACTAGCTCGTAAAAAAGCAAAGTACTTAGACATTACTCAATTCTACGCTCAATATTACAACAACCCTAATGCTGTGGAAACGCAGCTTATTGACCGTAGTAGGTTTAATTATTATGACCGTGATAAAATCGAAAACTTTAGCGGTGCTTGGTATTTTGGTGACAAGCTTTTGCATGTGTATGCAGCAATGGATTTTGCGTACACAGTCAATCACACTTCCGATTATACCGTTATTGCCGTAATAGGTGTAGACGAGGATAACAACTACTACGTGCTAGACATTGACAGGTTTAAAACCAACAAGATTTCTGTAATGTATGACAAAGCAGAAACAGTGTTTAGGAAGTGGCGGTTTAAAAAACTACGGTGTGAAGTGGTTGCTGCACAGCGATTAATCGTTTCACAGTTTAAAGACTACATGCGTAGTCAAAACATTGTGTTTACGGTGGAAGAATACAATCCTCCGCGCAACATGAGCAAAACAGAGCGCATTGCAGCCATTTTAGAACCTAGATATAACAACAACCAGATTTGGCATTACAAAGGTGGTAACTGCCAAATTCTAGAAGAAGAACTCATCATGAATAACCCTGAGCATGACGACGTAAAAGATGCTGTGGCCTCATGTGTAGAAATTTGTAAATCTCCAGTATCTAGTAGGTCTTGGGGTAAACGAACTAACGTAGTTGCATTTAACAGTAAATTTGGTGGCGTAGCCTACTAAGAGGAACTTATGAACGAAAATATTCAAGTGTCATTTAAAGACGACAGCCTAGCAAATAAAATTGCCGATATGTGGGTACGCTGGGATAACGCTCGTAACGTATGGAAAAGTGATCAGCAAGAACTACGCAACTACTTGTTTGCTACAGATACACGTAAAACTAGTAACAGCAAACTGCCGTGGAAAAACTCTACAGTAACGCCTAAACTAACTCAGATTCGGGACAACCTGCATGCTAACTACATGGCTGCACTGTTTCCATCTGAGAATTGGTTTTTCTGGGAAGCTACTGACAAAAGCCCCGAGCTAACCAAAAAGCGTTATGCTATTACCAACTACCTTAAACAGAAGCTAAAAGCATCTAACTTTCAACTTCTTGTTTCACAACTAGTGTACGATTACATTGATTTTGGTAACGTAGTTGTTACGTATGATTATGTACGCGACGTTATTAGTGACAACACTGGTAACGTGGTTAGCCGTTATGTTGGCCCCAAAGCCTACCGTATCAACCCCACTGACATTGTGTTTAACCCTCTGTCAGAAACATTTGACAAGACCCCTGTAGTACGCCGTATGCTTAAAAGCGTTGGCGATTTAATGAATGATGTAGAAACCAAACCTGCATTAAATTACGACAAAGCTACGCTGGCTAAAGCAATGGCATTCCGTCAAAACTACCGTGATGATCCTGAGTTCAAGAAAGAACTCAACATGGCTATCGACGGGTTTGGTAGTGCCGATGAGTATCTAGATAGCGACATGGTAGAACTGCTAGAGTTCTGGGGCGATATTTACGATCCTGATACCAAGCAACTGCTACGCAATCAACTAGTCACCGTCATTGACCGTAAGTGGGTTCTACGCAAGCAACCTAACCCCATGTGGACAGGTAGCAAGCCTATGTTCCATTGTGGCTGGCGGCTACGCACTGACAACCTATGGGCACAAGGCCCACTAGACCAACTAGTCGGCATGCAATACCGCATTGACCACTTAGAAAACCTTAAGGCAGACGTATTTGACCTGATTGCCTATCCAGTGATGGTGGTCAAAGGCTCGACTGTAGAAGAGTTTGAGTACGAACCCGGTGCCACTGTGTTTGTGGGCGATGAGGGTGGTTTAGAGTTTTTACGTCCAGATGCCACTGCTTTGCAAGCAGATATGCAAATTAACGAGCTAATGAACCGCATGGAGGAACTGGCTGGTGCACCTAAGCAAGCTATGGGTATCCGTACTCCCGGTGAGAAAACCAAGTACGAGGTACAAAGCCTAGAGAATGCTGCTGGTCGCATCTTCCAGAGCAAAGTTAGCTGGTTTGAGCGTAACATTCTAGAACCTCTGCTAAACGGCATGCTAGCTGAATCCATCCGCAATTTTGAGGGCGTAGAGCGCATTCGCACTGTGGATGAGGATTATGGTACAGAAGCCTTCGTTGAGGTCACCAAGGACGATCTGATGGCTGCTGGCAAGATCTATCCTATTGGTGCCCGTCATTTTGGCGAACAGGCACGGTTTATCCAAGAACTAAACCAAACTATGGTTGCTGTACAAGCCATTCCTACGGTGGCTGCACACATCAGCGGTAAGGCTATTGCCAAAGCTCTAGAGGAGAACCTAGGCTGGCAGAACTACAAAATTGTGCAAGATAATGCCATGATCTTTGAACAAGCTGAAACACAGCGTCTAATGAACCAAGTGGCTGAAGACATTCAAACTGAAGCAACTATTAGTCCTGAAGGTGAGATGCCTGAAGAAGGGATGCCTCCAGAGGGGGTTGACATGCAACAACAAATGATGTAATATAATAGTATATTAATAACTATATATTATATGAATAAACTACTATTAAATAATAAACCTAAAGATAGTACTAATGAAGAGTTTACTAAAGCTTGGAATAACAGTAGTTATGTATTAGAAGCTTTATATAATACATTAACTACTTTAAAAGAAGAAATTACTAGTATTAAAAAGGATGATTTTGACTGTCCTAACCATTATGCTAAACTTGCATACAACTTAGGACAGATTAAAGCCTACGAGTTCGTTATGTCACTCTTGCCAGATACAGCAAAAAAGTGACGTTTTTAAAAAAGCCTACTCTAAGGCTGTCAATTTTTAGGAGTTAAAACGCATGACCAATGCAACAATTTTCGGTGGCGAAGACGACAATCAAACCACCAATACCGCACCAGCGACAACTGATGCACAGCTATTTACCGCACTTGTCGGTGAAGGGCAAAAATACAAAACCCCAGAAGATCTAGCTAAAGCATATACAAACGCTGACCAGTTCATCGAAACTCTCAAAGAAGAGAATCGTAAACTACGTGAGCAAGCTGCTTCAGCCAAGACCATTGATGAGGTTTTGGAACGTATGTCAAAACAAAATGTAGCACCAGAGGACGACAACCCTCCTGTAGCAGGTATCACACCTGACGTTGTGCAACAGCTTGTAGAGAAGACGTTAGAGGGTCGTGAGGCTGCAAAGTCTAAGATGGATAACCTGCTGAAAGCAGACTCTCTTATGAAAGAGAAGTTTGGCGAGAAAGCTGCCGAGGTTTTTAAACAACGTGCAAGCACTCCTGAGAAAGCAAAAATCCTGATGGAACTAGCTGCAACTGATCCTGTTGATTTTGTAAACATGTTTGGTGGTCAGGTAACTTTACCCGCTAACAACATGGATACTGGCTCAATGAACACAACTTCCGTAGCTTCTAGTGGTGGTGATCGTAGTAAAATTGTTGGCACGAAAGAGTGGGCAACTAAGGTTCGTAAAGAAGATCCTAAAACCTACTGGTCACAAGATTTCCAATATAAGCTACAGCAAACTGTTTCTCAAAACCCCGCCCTATATTTTGGGCAATAAGGAGAATTAAATGGCTGGTGTAGATTTCGCAAAGGTTGATGCAAACCTTGTCCGCGCAGAACTGTGGTCTGCCGAACTAAAAGACGTTCTTCAAGAACAACTAATGGGCACACGTTATGTACGTATGCTCAATGGCTTCCCCGATGGTAACCAGTTTACCATTCCTTCCGTTGGCGAACTGCCAATGCGTGAAACTGCTGAACTAACCCCTGTTGTCTATGATTCAATGGACACTGGTGAGTTCAACTTCACCATTGACCGTTACGTTGAGTCAGCTACCTACATTACCGATAAGGCAAAGCAGGACAGCTACTACGCTCAACAGCTAATCGGTATGTTCCCCACCAAGATGCGTCGTGCCCTAGACGAGAACCTTGAATCTTCTGTGTTCTCCCTAGCTAACCAACAGACCTCTGGTAACGTTAACGCTATCAACGGTGCTGACCATCGTTTCGTAGCTTCTGGCAGCACTAACACTGTGCTATCACTGTCTGACTTTGCTAAGGCTAAATACGCCCTAGACAAGGCTCAAGCTGGTGGTACCCGTGTTGCAATCATTGATCCCTCACAAGAGTATGTTTTCAACACTCTAGTGGGTGCTCAGGCTTTCACTAACAACCCCGCTTTCGAAGGTATTGTTCAGGGTGGTTTTGTTAACGAAGTCACTGGTATGCGTTTCATCCGTAACATCTTCGGTTTTGACGTGTATGTTTCCAACTTCCTACCTGCTGCTGCTGAAGCTGCTGGTTCTAGCCTAGGTGGTGTTACTGTTCCTGCTACTCCAACCGTGAACTTGTTCATGTCTGTTGGTGGTGATCTAACCCCCTTCGTTGGTGCCTATCGTCAACTACCCCGTGTAGAGTACGAGCGCAACAAAGACCTACGTCGTGATGAGTATGTCATGAACGCCCGTTTCGGTCTAAAGCTATATCGTCCTGAGTGTCTGGTGTCTGTTATCACCAAGAACACCATCTAATTGAAAGGAAATAGAAAATGACCCGTGCTTCTTCATGGACTAACGCTGACGGCCTCGTAGTAGGCTTTGGCGCTAACATCCCCGAGCGTAACGTTGCTGGCGTGTATGAGACAGATGGTGCTGTTAAAGAAGCCCATCTAGCTATCACCTATCAAAGCTCTGGTGCTACCATCGAAATTCCCGCTGGCGCTGTTGTGCTAGATGTGGTGCTCAAAGTTGGTACTGCTTGGGCTGGTGGTACTGACGTACAACTAGGTGACGGTACAGATCCTGATGGCTGGATTTCAGCTACTCAAGGTGCTGTTGCTAACCTAACCGCTGGTGCAACCGTTCGCGCTGCTGGTGCATACGCCGTTGGCGACGCTGCTACCAACCGTGGTCTAGGCAAGGTGTATGCTTCTGCTGACACTCTAGACGTAGCTTTCACTGGCACGTTTACTGCTGGTACCGCTACCATCGTAGTTCGCTACCTGTAATGTAGACTGACGGGGAGGCCCTCATAAGGGGCTTCTCCGTTTCCTTTTGGAGTAATAGATGGCAACCGTACAACATAGTGCATTAACCGACCCAAACATTCACGAACCAAAAGGAGTTTCTACTGCTGCTGCTGGTAAGGTATACGTTTCTGATGGTGCAGGAAGTGGTAGTTGGGCGTTCCCTGCTGGTCATGCATATGGCGATATGTACATTACCAACGGCTCTGTGGCTCAAACACTAGCTGCTGCAAGTGCTAAAGCTAAACTAAACCCAACTGGTTCATGGACTGCTAACGGTAATCAAGCAGTTACTATTGACGCAACAAACGGTCAAATTACCGTGCTACAAGCTGGTGTATACCAACTTGATTTTTGGATTGTATTTGAGACTGCAGCTATTTCAAGTGGAGCAGCATACAACTTTCATTACGCAGTTAACGGTACATCTAGTACACGCAAAGTGTACGTTAAAAAAACTACTAATAACGTAGATACTCTTAACGTAAGTTCTTCAGGTTACGCAACACTAGCTGCTAACGACGTTGTGTCGATGTACGTAGGCGGCGACGGTACCTCTTCAGGTACAACAATTACCCCCAAAGAAGCTGGCTTCAGCATTCTTTTAGTTGATCCCTCTGTATAATTATGGCTAAACTAACTTTACTTTACATGACGCAGAATATTCTTTCTGCGTTAGATAGTGACGCAGTGGATTCTATTGATGAAACTGTGGAAGCCGTACAAGTTGCCGAACTTGTTAAAGAGGCATACTTTGATTTAATTAGCCAGCGTGACTGGCCTTTTCTATTTGTACTAGGCAATTTAGATGGTCTTGGTGATGTTAACAATCCTACCAAGATGAAGATCCCTGATACGTACAACAAAATTAAATGGATCAAGTACAACAAGCAAGAAGTACAGTATGTTGATCCCGATACTTTCCACACTATTATTAATCAGCGCGTAGCGCAAGCAGGTGTTATTAATAGCAACGGATACGTTATTAACCAAGATCCTCAATATTGGACTAGCTATGATGACACTTACATTGTTTTTGATGGCTACAACCAAAGTGTTGAGTCTACTCTACAGTCGTCAAAAGCAGTTGTGTATGGTACACAGCAAGCTTCTTGGTCGCATGTAGACAATTACATTCCCAATATTCCTGAGAAGTTTTTCCCAACCCTACTAGCTGAAGCTAAGAGTCAAGCGTTTGTAAACTTAAAGCAACAGAGTAACGCCCGAGAAGAACGTAAAGCAACTCGGGGCCGCATGACCATGCGTAACGAAAGTTGGCGCAATGAAAACGGCGAAGCTAAATATAATACAAAGGTGTCGTATGGAAGAAAATAAATCATCGTTTGAAAAAGTAATGGAGAAAGCTGCTGAGAAGAAACAAGCAGCTAAAGAGCGTAAGGAAGAACGGGCAGAGATGAACATCATCAATAAACTTGTTATTGAGATGACTCCTGTTGGCCTCTATCAAGCTCGTTACTCTATGCGTGGTCAAGTACCAGATGATCTTAAAGGATTGTTTACCCGTAAAGACCGCATTCTAGACATTGCTCGTCAAAAGGGTATCGAAGTTGAAAACGCCTAAACAAAAACCAATGCTAAAAGAAGACGCTATGCAGCGTCAACAACGGTTGGTTAAACTTGCTGAAGCTGGTGATAGAGCTAAACGTCAACTAGGCATCGAAGAAAAGAAGCCTGACGTTAACCAGCATAAGTGGAAAGGTGTGATGTAATGGCAGTACAAGCCTCAGTTAAGGATGCGTTTACTTTCGTAGGTGGCCTCAATACTGAAGGCGGCTTTTTTGTTACGCCCGAAAACTCTTGGAAAGAGGGTGTTAACGTTGTGCCTCTTATTGATGGCAGCATTGAGCGTAGGAATGGTCTTGATTACGAGACTAACTACACTCTTGCTGCTTTAGGCATTACCGCAGAACAAAAAAACACATGGGCGTTTACCACAGGCACATGGTCTAGCGTAGGAGGCAACTCTAACCTAGACTTTATGGTTGTACAAGCTGGCACTACCCTCCACTTTTACCGTGCAGCATCTGGTACTGTAAGTAATACTAAGAAGTCATTTACTGTTAACTTAGCGTCATACACTGCCCCCGGTAATCCTGATACCGTGGGTACTTCTATTTGTAGTTTTGCATCTACGTACGGCAAACTTATTGTTACTAGTAAGAGCACCGAGCCGTTACTTATTACGTACGACAGCACTACGGACAACATTACAGTAACAACCATTACAATTCAGATTAGAGATTTTATTGGTTTCCCAAGTCCATACGCTATTAACGTTGAAAAGACTGCAGCAGAGTGGACTACTGCTGGTTTGCTTACTCAAGCAAAGTACAACCTATATAACCAAGGATGGACAGATACTCAGATTAACACCTACGAATCTTCTGTAGGTACGCTTCCTGCTAACAGCAAAAGCTGGATCTTTGGTAAAGACACTAACGACGACTTTAGTGCGTCTGTGCTAAACAAACAAGACTTTGGCACATCCCCTGCTCCTAAAGGCAGGTTTATTCTTAATGCGTTTAATCAAGAGCGTAGTGGCATTACAACTACCATTGAGTACCGTCCAAGAGTGTGTGCATTCTTTGCAGGGCGTGTGTGGTATGCTGGAGTAGCAACTACTGCCCAACTAGGTACTGTATATTTTAGTCAGGTACTAGATGATATTAATAAGGTTGGTTATTGCTATCAATCTAACGATCCAACTTCAGAAGTTATTAGCGATTTAGAAGACGATGATGGTGGCACCATTGAGATTCCAGATAGCGGCGAAATTGTAGCCTTAGAACCGCTAGGTCGAGGCATTATGGTCATTGCAACTAACGGTGTGTGGTTTATTAGTGGTATTGATCGGGGCTTCACTGCAGCTAGTTATTCAGTAGAGCGTGTGTCATCTGTAGGCTGCGTGTCTACTAAGAGTGTGGTTGTAGTTGAAGATGCATTAATCTACTGGTCTAACGGCGGTATTTACGCAGTGTCTCCCGGTAATACGGGTGCAGAGTTCTCTAGCCGCAACATTAGCGATCAGAACATTAAGACGTTCTATCAAAACATTCCTGTACTAAGCAAACTGTATGCTGAAGGTAGTTACAACGCTACCGACAAAGTGCTGTATTGGTTGTACTCGTCTACTGAAACTACTAACACCAGTGAAGGGCGTTTTAATAAGAACACCATTCTTGCGCTAGACTTGCGTCTTAACGCATGGTATTGGTTTGACATTGACACCTCTTTAGGTGTTATTCCTGTTTCAATCGAAGTTACTAAAGAAACTAACGAAGCAACTCTTGTGTATGATGTGTATGTAGGTGACGATGACGTAGATGACGTAAGTAACAATGATGTGGTTGCCAACATTCCTGTGCTTAACGGCACAAAGAAAACATTCAAAGTTGTAGCTTTGCACCCTGTGTCTGCCAACAACTATTCTCTAACATTTAGCGACTTCTTAAATACACGAGTTAGTGCTACTAAGTTTAAAGATTGGTACAAGTTTAACACTGCAGGTGTAGAGCAGGACGCTTACTTTATTACGGGCTATAACATGGGCGGTAACGGCCCTGCTCGTACTAAAACTGGTATGTACCTCACTGTGTTTATGAAGCGCACAGAAATTGCATTTGATGAAAATGCTAACCCACTTAATGAGAGTGGCTGTCTAATGCAAAGTCGTTGGGACTTTACTGACAACAGTAATCCCGGTAAATGGGCTGATGAAGTGCAAGTCTATCGTCAACCTCGTCCGTTTCTAGCTGCACCATTCCAAGCATTTGACGACGGCTATCCACTTGTTATTAGTAAGAACAAACTACGTGGTCGCGGTAAAGCTGTACAGTTTAAGTATGCTTCGCAGTCTGGTAAAGACATGAAGATTGTAGGCTGGACAGGAACCTTTGTAGGTGCATCAAATGTTTGATGTGTTTTGGGAAGACGAAGACGGAACATTAAAGTTCCAGCATCATATGGGTCGAGTTTACGCACACGCAGTTACTAATAACTGGAACAAGCGTGTGTACATGAAATGCCTAGACGTATGGCACGTTGCAAAAGAAGAACTAAGAGAGGCAGGGCATAAAGAAGTGTTTGTACTTATCCCTGCTGACAACCAAAAGTTAATTAAGTTTGAAACAATCTTTGGCTTTAAACCTGTTAAACAGATTAACAATGCTCTGTTAATGGTTTGTTCAACGGAGAAATAAAATGGGTATCTTAGAAGTAGCCGCAGTTATAGGTGCTGTAAGCAGTGTTGCAAGTGCACAACAACAGAGTAAAGCTGGCAAAGCACAACAACGTCAGTACGAAGCTGAACAACGCAAATCAGAAGTACAAAACATTCGTTCTGTGCGTCAGCAAATTCGTGAAGCTCGTCTAGCACAAGCCTCTATGACAAACGTAGCTGCACAAACAGGCGCTATGGGCGGCAGTGGTCTTGCAGGTGGTGTTAGTAGTGTTGGTTCTCAACTAGCTGGTAATTTAAATTACATGCAACAAATTGCTAAGGAAAACACAGCCATTGGAGCAGCCGCTGCTGAAAGTGCACAGGCTATGAGCAATGCTGCTGTCTTTGGTTCTGTTGGTAAACTTAGTGGTACTATTTTTGAAGGCGAAGGTGGTTACGCTGCTCTATCTAAAAAATACAGGACTAAATAATGGAACTATACCAAGACGACGCACCTGAAGAACAGCAGCCTCTTTACACAGAAGCAGACACGCAAACACCTATTGATACAACTACAGGTAATTATTCTGTATTAAAAGGTATTGTTACTGTTGCTACGGAACAACCATCTGCTGATGGCGACGTTGATTTTGATTCCACCGTTGATAAAGCATGGCGCTCTCTTGCGCCACGAAACAATGCAATGGATTATCAGATTGCACAGAACGCAGCAACTCGTGGTGAACCTGAAATTGTACAGCAAATGGCTGCTAGGCTTACCGAGCGTGGGCGCATGCTTGGTGAAATCTCTCTTAAAAACATAGCCGATACTCGTACTAAATTAAAAGAACTAGCAGAACAAGCAACTGAAAATGCAGCAGTTAAAAACCCTGCGGTATTGTTTAACAACACTCCACAAGAAATTAGTGTTTCAAACGAACGTATTTCTACAAAACTAGCTGCATCTGCTGTTTTAGAAAAAGCTATTAAAGACGGCGAAAGTTTGTGGAACATTGGTAAAGGTATCTTTTACGAAATTACTCCTTTAGCAGCAGAGCAAGGTGCCACTATGGACGAGGTGGCTATTAGGCATGGTGTTGCTAAAGATGCTATTAGTCGTGTTACAGGTCGTTCAGAAACTAAGTCAAGACTACAACTTGTTTTTCAGTCTAAACCAGATGAGGAAAAAGGCGAGTGGTTAAATAGTTTGTACGAAGACTTACGTAATAGTTTAAGCATTAGCGATTGGCAAGCTGCTTTAATGGTGCAAGAAGTGGCTACAGGTGCCGAGCAGACTTGGGATGGCTGGTCTGATTGGCTAGATCGACTAGGTGTTGTAGGCACGGTAGTTGCTGGTCTTGGTGCTGCTTTTAAAGCTACCCGTTTATTTAAGGGCGCTAGTGCTATTAATAACGTAGAGCGTACTCTTGCAGCAGGTGGCGGTAAGAGTGCTATTGTAGCAGCAGAAGGTGCTAAGATTACCTCTGAGGTAGCTAACAAAATGCGCCTACAAGCTGTAGGTGTTGTTGCTGGCGAACTGACAGGCATCTCCACTGCAATTGATCTAGGCAAACTAGTCAGCGTCAATGCTGCTAAAGTGCTGCCAGACGTAATTACCACTGCAGCAGACGATCTGCAAAAACTAATTCGCCAACCCGTTGACAGGCTAATTAACGAACTGCAAGATGTAATTGCAGCCAAAGGTGTTCGTGCTGAAGAAGCTGCGGCTGAACTAGCCCTGCTTGAACGCACCTACTCTAAAGCCAACAACCCTAACGTACACTCAGTAGATCCTTTCAAACTATCTGAAGATGGTTTAGTTATTTCTGGTAAAGTCTATTACAAACCAGACAATGCTTCTGCATTCCTTACTAAAGAGGCGGCAGAGGCATACATTAAGGTTGTTGACCCATCAGGTAAGATGGGAATGAAAGTTGTTGGAGACACTACCAACACTAACTTCCTTGTTGAAGAAAGTGTTAAGAAAGATTTACAACTACGCAAGACCGCACTTGAAGCTCAAATCTTAGAGGAAATTAACGCTGCTAAACCTAAGCCTCCTACTGGTGGTGAGAAGGTCGATGTTGGTGCGTTAGACATTAAAACTCCTAAAGAACTAGAACTTAGTAAACCACGTTGGAAAACTGCAGGACTAGTATTTGAATCAGATGTTGACAAAGCTGCTTACCAAGTAGGCAGCAAAACTAAACCCAGCAAAAGTGATTTAGTTATTAAAGAGTGGTTGCAAAAGACCACTGGTTGGGATGATGCTGAAATCAAAGCACATGCTCAACGTGTGCGTAACTACATTAAAGAAAACGAAGATGTTGCTCTTGATGATGTAGGTAACATTCTTGTTGCTAACAATTATAACGGGCCT